CAAGCCGACATAGCGACTGCAACAGGCACGTCTTGAACGGCGGTGTTGACAACCAAAGTTGTTTGGTAAGTTGTAGCGTTGTAACGCACAACCGAGCCAACAACAGTTGATGCCACGCCTAACAGCAGGATAAATTCACCCTCGCCGTAAGTTGGATCAAATGCACGAACGATAGTACCTAAAACAGCTGGGGGCGTTGGAATAGTCGTGCCGCCTGCTGTAGTAGTACCAGAGTCTGTGTTAGCAATTTGCAGGAGTCCTGCACGGGGTTCGTCGAATGTATATGCCATGATGGTTTCCTTTAAGCGATCAGCACGCCACAGAACTGTGGGCCTGAAGATGTTAGATTCCCGGCAAATCCGATGAGCTTGACGATTGCGTCTTGGTTAACAGCTTGACGCTCGCCGCCGATTGGCACGAAGTTACGATCAGCGTGTGGGCGGAACATGATGTACTTGGTGTTCAAGAACCACATATGGTTTGCTGTTGCGGCTGAACCGATACCACCGTCCAGAACCACATCAGAAGCCATACCTGCGCCGTAGTATTTCAACGATGCGAAACCAGCGCCAGCTGACGAATTGCCACCGTCTGTGATACGTTGGATCGACTGCAACGATTGCAAATACAATTTGTAATAGTTGTTGTCGCAAACAATCAGATCAGGTTTGTCTGTTCCACGAATCAACTGAACAGCTAGAGCATCCATGTACGCTTGGATGTTCGATGCCGAAACAGCAGAGCCGCCGTTGGTCACGCCTGAATAAGCAACAGATTGCCAAAACGTGAAGGTTGCACGGTTAATGCCACCGTAAGTGCCAGTGGTTGGTGCGTCCGGGATAGCAGCGCCCAGGCCGGTGATATTTTTCCCGGAGTTCCCAGTACCATCCAAATAAATGTCACCAGAAATACGGTTAGCCAACTGAGCTTCAGCCACATTCATACGACCATCGAGCAAGTCGATGATTGCTTCTTTACCGCTGTTCTGAATCATCTCCAAGCCGCTGATCGAAACTGCCGATGCGTACTGGGTGATCGAAAACTGAGCAGCCGAAATGGGGCTGTTTTGCGACACGTTCAACACTTCATAGCCTGAATAGCTGTTTGTGTTGTTGGTTGTCGAATCGTTATACATGATCTCTTGCAAAATCACGTTACCGCCTGAAAACGTCTTTACGTTGCCACGTTCTTTCAAACGGCGCAATAAAGCGTTGTTGTTTGTTACGTTGTCAGCAAGTTCACCTGTGCGGCTTTGAATGTTAGTCGCAATGATGTCGCTGATCGAGCTATTGGCAAATGCCATAATAATCTCCGATTAGGTTATCAAAAACGCTCATTAAGATTGTCAAATTGCTCTAACAATAATGAACGCCTATCTTGCGCTTTGGTACTCGTTGCTGCCCCTGGTGTGGAACTTTTAACGCTGACCGCTGCCGCCCGAGCCGCTTTCGCTGCCCTATTCGATTGTTCCCGTTTCGCTGCATCTGCTGCGCCCTGTGAGGCTTGCTGATGTTTCGTAAACAGTTCGTTATCTAGGCGTATTGCTTTTTGGTACGCATCATCCAAGTCCTTAGCCACACCGCTGTTAAGCAGTTGGATCATTGTTGGGCGTGCTTCCTCAAAATACTCTGCTTTTGTTTGAAATTGGTTAATTTCTTGCAAAAGCGCTTGATTTTGTGCATTTTCCTGCTGTTGCTTCCAATTTAACACCTCGCCACGGACTTGTGCAAGTTCATTTTGAATGGCGTAAAAGTTTGGATCAGTCGGCGTGATTTGAACGTCACCTATATTGATGCCATATTGTTGCGCTAACTGTGCAAAATATGCTTGTTTTTGCTGTGCTGAACCATGCCGCAAGACGTTATCAGCTTCCATCAAGGCTTTGACTGCCTGTGGCGCTTCGATGCCCAACCCACGAATATTATTCATGTAGGGTTCAATAGCTTGCTGCATTTGGTCTGCAAACTGTGCTTTAGAAAGCAGCGGTTGCACGCCTGCCTTCATTTCTTCTTCACGTTTCCAAGCATATTCTTTCAGCTTTGGATCAGCTGTAGTCCACGCTTCGTGGTAATCTTTCTTCCACGATGCAGGCGGACGCTCCCAAACTGGCGGTTCTGGCGCTTCTTGATCGGGTTCTGCCTGCGTTTTTGCTTGTTCGACTGGTGCTTCGTTCTGAACTTCGTCGAACTGCTGTGACAGTAACTCTCGACGGTCTAATTCAGGATTTTCCAATTGCATACCCCTTTAGGTAAATTTACGGCGTAGTTGTGAAAGAATTTGATTCGCTTGCTTGTGTGTCATGTTTGCCAATTGTTGACGCATGACTTCTTTGCGTGTGTCTTTGGGTGGTGGCAGCTTGGTTTCCATCTTTTCGTTGCCAACTTCAATACAATTATGCTGTCTTAAATGATCGCGATGCACCGAACGGCTTGTAATCATTGATCCGTCTATCATAGATTTGTAAGGCTGAATGTCTGGCATCACCATTGGCCCAAGACTGTCGTAATGCTCTTTTGAACCTTTTTCGACTAATTCGCCATTAACGTATATATAAGTTTTTTTCATATCAGAGCTAAAACGTCCTCATCATCCATTTCTATGTGTTCGTTGTAAATCCGGTTTACTCGATCTAAATCAGCCAACATTGCATCGTAATTGATTACCGCTGGCGTTTGGGCTGTTGCCTCAATCACAAACGGTTCTGCAATTTCCTCTGCAATCCTTGGTTTACCCTCAACTATTTGCTCAAATAACGCTAAAACCTCATCTCGCCTTGCTTTTGCCTTCGCTGCCTCTTGCTTGCGGTATTCTTCTTCCTCTTTCTTGCGTTTACCGCCATCGTGCATATCCATCTCGACGATGACAGGCACATAGTCCCATGTGGCATCGTCCCACGTTCCGGTGTCCCAGTAACCGTTCATGCAAGCTCAACCCCTGCGGCTCTCCCATCTGCGCCACGAATAATCTTCTTAGGCGCTGCAATAACCGTCATCACGCCGTTAATCTTATCCATCGCCATGTTGTGCATATTGTTCATGTTTTCGTGCATTTGAACCATACGGTTCATTGCTTGCGTCACATTGTCACCTAATTCCGCAGCAATCTTGGTGCTTGCAGCCTCTTGAGCTTCAAGTAACGGTAAGTCTAAGCCTGGGTTCGCCCCAATCCTAGCCACCATAATCTTGGTTGCGGACTCTAGCTCTGTTTTCCATTTTTCCAACTGTTCGGCAGCCGTTAACTTTGCTTGTTCCATCGCTTGCAAATGTTGTTGTTTTTGTGCCTCAAGTTGTGTTTCTGCTTGCAGCTTCATTTGTTGCATTTGCACATCGGATTGCGCTTTAGCTTGAGCCACTTGAATATCGGCTTGCGCCCGTAATTGTTCAGCCTGCGCTGTAGCTTGCATTTTCATCTGCTCAGATTGTGCTTGAGCTTGCATCTTCATTTGCTCAAACTGCTGCTCTGCTTGCATCTTCATAACTTCAGGATTTGGCGGTGGTGGTTGCTGCGCCATCATTTGCTGTTTTTTCTGCAACTCTTGCATAGCTTGGTCAATCGTACCTTCAATCGGTTCGGCTTTCTTGTACGCACCTACGCCAAACTTAACCAGTTCGATCAGCATTGGCACTAATTCAGGCGCTTGTTGACCCATTGGCAACGCTTGAGTCAAAAACCCACCCATTGCTTGCAAGAACTCAGTACGCTCACGTTTGTTCTGATTCTCGTCAATCTGCACCAAACTATCTGAATCGACCTGAATACGGAACGAACGTAAAGGTTTATCTTGGATTAACTGCAACGCCTGTGGAATAAGCGCCTGATCTGCAGGCTGCATACTTTGTGCGGCAGCGTACATAAGGATTGTAGTAGGCTGGAACTTAGTGCAAATGACTTGGGCTTTTAACTGGAATAGCTCACTCGCAAACAAGGCAACATCTTCTTGCATCGAGCGCAAGCGCAATCCTGCATATTGACCCTTAATCTGTTGTGCCGTGGCGGTTTCACTAGCTGCTGTCTGTCCCCGAACAATGTCACTAATACCTGTGATTTCATAGATTTGGTTTTTGATTTCATCTCTTGCCCGATAGCATTGCAACAGAGCATTAGACAACGTATCCAAAGGCAACAGGTCAATCGACCCTCTCAAGCCGCCTTTCTCAGAGAACGACATCCACTTATCAACAGGAATAAGTGTGTTGTTATCACCTTCGGTCAAAAGACGCTGCAAAGTAGGCTGTGATGCGTCATAGACCCCACGAACACGCAGAGCTTTAACCAATCCGTCAATGCGGTCAGTCAAAATGTCTAATTCTGTCGCTTGATCTTGATACAGTACGAAGTCAGGCACAGGCACAAGCGTGTCTGAAGTCATTGTGGCGTATAAAGGTTTGGCACACGGAAAAAAGTTCTCTAGCTCAAGCGGATCGTCACGCTCGTCAAGAATGTCTGGGCAACTCTTACTGATCCAGTAGACTTTGCCGCTTTCTTTATCCCAAATCTCGCAAATCTTAGCCCGT